GAACGGCACCGCACCATCCGTCAGACCATCATCGAGGCCGGTCACCACCGGGAGCTTCTCGTGATACTGCGGCGTCACGATTGGGCGGTTGCTTGAGTCGACCTGCCGCGTGATGTTCGAGAATAGGTCCGAGGTACTGAAGATGTGCGTCGGCCGGATTCTGACCCCGGCGACGTCCGTGATCTGCTCGCGCGCCAGCGCCGTGTCCTTGTAGAGGTTCGGGATGGACGCGTTACCGCTGACCGGCGCCACGCTGTCGAGGATGACCCCGGCGCCGGGAATCCCGCCGACGACCTGACCGAGCACGTACACGTCCACGCTCTGCTCGAGTTGCTGCCCGATCTGCTTCCCGATGATCGAGTCGAGCGACCCTCCGCCCGCGTAGCCGCGATCGTGCAGCTGCTGGCTGAGGGTGATCTGACCGGAGATCGTGACGACCGGAGCGCCCTGAAGCTGCGTGGACGGGTCGGTCTCCGTGACCCCGGACCCTTCTGTCTGCTGCGCCGCTGCGGTCGTGCTCGAAAACGCTGGGATGTACGCTTCCATCCCGTATGGCGCGAGCGGAAGAGTATGGCACTGGTTCGCGAACGTGCGCTGCGCGCCGCGGAATCTCGCCCATGCGTCGTTGATGAAGATCGGGGTGACGAACACCGAAGCGCTCGACGATGCGGCTGCGGTGGTGCCGCCGCCGGTGGCGAGAGCGCGGAACTCGCGGACTCGCTGCTTGGAGCGGTCCTCGTTGTGACGGTCGACCTGCGCGATGATCCGCTCGGCGCGACGACCCTCGACAGAGCCGCCAGCGGCCTCGTGTGAGAGTTCCGCGGCGTAGCGGGCAAGACGGTCGTTGGAGGCGCGCGCCTCAGCACCGCCCACTTCGCTGCGAGCAACGTCGCCGAAGAACGAATGGGGGGAATCGAGGGCGTAGACCCTCGGCTCGTGAGTGACCTGCGCGCGGGTTTGACGGTCGCGCTCGAGGCGGTCGGAGACGATGCGGTTGACGTCCTCCTGCGAGAACGACCGCTCCTCCTTGACGGGAGCAGACATGTGAACCTCCGAGTGGAGTGAGAGAACCGGCCCGGAGGCCGTGGAAGTAGAGGGGGGCTGAGACCCGCGCCCCCGAAGGAGCGCGGGTTCTCAAACGGTGTGGCGCTGGCCTAGAAGACCGGAGCCGAGAGGGCGCCACCAGTCACGGTTTGCACCGCAGCCTGGTAGCGGACGATCTCCGTGATGTAGGCGTACAGCTGCAGGATCACCTGCAGGTTGTTACCCAGCGTCTGCGGGAGCGCGCGAGTGACCGTCGGTCCCTCGTACACGTACACCTCACGCAGGTTCCCGACGACCACCTGATCGGCGCCCGACGTCGGGACCGGGATGTTCAGATCCTTGAAGACCGGGAGGCCGAGGATCTTGTAGCCGGTGTCGCCCTCGTACTGCACGGAGCCGGACTGGTTACCGGAACCCCACGCGTTGTACGGACCGCTCTGGTTCGGGACGATCAGGGGACGGTTCAGGGTGTCGATGCCGGCTGCCTCGGCGAAGTTCCACCGCGACGGCTGCATGAACACGTGCGTCGGGGACATCACAGTCCCGTTCGTCGTCTCCACCGCGTTGACCGCGCCGCCGATCTTCGACACGAGACCCTGGAGCGTGTAGCCCGAGGTGTACACGACCGAGCCCGCCGTAGCGAGAGCAGTCGTCAGCGAGTACGCGTCGACCTGAGCGTTGTAGTCCCTCTGCAGCTGGTCGAACAGCATCCGGTCGAACTCGAAGTTCGGGCCGGCGCGATCGAGGAGCTGCTGGGAGACGGTGACCTGACCGGCCTTGGTGACCAGCGAACCGGTCAGGTAGCCCATCGTCGGGTCGGACTCGTTGACTCCCGAGCCTTCCGTCTGGGACGCAACCCCGGCCTTCGCCGTGACCTGCGGCATGTAAGCCGTCATGCCGTAGCTGGGGAGGGGCTGCTTGTTGCACTGGTCGATGAACGCGCGGCCAGCCTCGCGGTACGGGGCGTAGTCCGACACGAAGAACACCGGCGTGACGAAAGCCGCGCCGCCGCCACCGCCAGCGGATGCCGTGGCACCGCCGCCGGTCGCGAGCGACCTGACCTCCTTCGCGTCCTGCCCAGCGCGACCGCGGTCCCGGGCCTCCTTCATACGCCGGTCGGTCTCGACCGCCGTCTCGGTGCGGAACTGGTTACGCAGCTGCACTTCGGCCTTCTTGCCGAACTGGCTGTCGTTGCTGTACTCCCGCTCGACCTGGTGAGCCCACAGGCCCATCCGCTCCGTCGCGGCGGGGTCGAAGTGCCACTGGTGACCGGCGGTGATGCGGGCGAGGTCGGTGAAGTAGGAGTACGGGCTGCCTTCGCCGTACACCATCGGCTCCGAGATGACCTCGGCCTTCACGCCGTCGCTGTCCGAGCGCTGCTCGGTGTCGGCGACGATGGTGCGGGCCTCGGCGATCGCCTCGTCGCGCTTGATGCGCTTGTTTTCCTTCTTGATCCGCGCGTCCAGGTCCTCGCGGACCTCCACGAGCTCGTCGACGCGCTTCTGCTCACTGTCCATGAGAGCACGCGACTCCGTATGCACGAGGGATGAGATCTCTTTGATCTCTCCGTGCGCGGCGTCGCGCTTCTCAAGCAGTTCCTTGAGAACTGACATGTGTTTTCCCTTCCGGGTCTGGGTTGTGCTATGAACCCAGCGCGTCCTGTGGTACTGACCCCTGCCCGGGGAGGTTCCCTAACCCTGACTGCTGCTGGTTACTGCGTTCCCGTTCGGGTGGTACTAGCGCATAGCGCGTTCCCGAATCCCGGTGGGCAAACTGTTAGGCGGCGCGCTTCCTGGCTTCGCCGTGTACGTTCTCGCCGCTCTCAACGAGCGTGTCAATCCATGCGTGATCCACCGCCACCTTCGCGCGGTGGAAGGTCGCGATCGGCTCACCCGGCTCCGCGGCGATGAGATCAGCGGAGCGGGTGCCGTCCAGCGGGAAGCCGTCCGCGCCGAGACCGGACTCCGCGGCGTCGCCGCCGCCCTGCGAGCCGTCCTCGCTGACGTTCACGTCCGGCGCGTCGTCGTCGGAGCCAACCTGCGACAGGTCCACTCCGCCGGCGCTCGCGAGGTCATGCAACGCTCCCAGCGCTGACACGAGCTTGGACTGACTGTCGGCGCTGAGCACCTTGCCCGCGCGCACATCGACGTACGCCTTCCGGATACGCGCCCGCGATTCCACCGGAGCCGCCAGCATCATCCGCTGCGCGACACTGATGCTCGTTGTCGGACTCGCCGGGTAAGTCACGGCAGAGACGTCCAAAAGCTCTGCGAACCGTTGGATGGTGCGGTCCTCCCACGCCTCGTCCCACTCGTCCTGCGCCACGATGAAGCCGCAACTCATCTGCGACACATCCCCGCGCTGAATGGCGATAGCGAGATCGTTCGATAGCTGCTGCCTCGCGTCGAGGGACGCCGTGAACCGCAGTCCCGTGTCGGAGTCCTGCAAGGACATCGTGCCCGAGGTTGTGCGCGCGAGCGGCAGACCATCATGGTTGAACAGGAACCGCACATCCGCCCGTGGCAGCACGTCGGCTGCGACTCCGGGAGCCATGCGCTCCGTGAACTGGCCGAGCGCGTCCGTGACGGTGTAGTCCGAGCTGTAGACGATCGGCTCGCCGGAGACGATGAGTTCGTCGGTCTTGCTGTTCTCGCGGACCTCGAGGCCCTCGGCGCGGAAGTGTCGCACCTCCGTGCAGAGCGGCACGGAGCGGTGGCGATCCTTCTTGCGCCGCTCGGCCGCGGCGGTCAGCGCGCGGTTCGTCACGTTGTCGAGTGCCTCCTGGGACTCCTCGACAGCCGGGTCGTCGCTGTTCTGCTGCGCGTCGATCCCGAACTTTTTCGCGGCCTTGAGGATCTTCGGCATCGCCTTGTCACCAAACGGCGACTTCGACGCCTGCGCCAGAGCATTCCGGGCGTGCGCCTCGTCGTGGACCGGGAAGTGCCGCAGCGACCTCGGGACGGTCTTGCCGTCGTTGTCCTTCTTGCCTCCCGGCTCGATATACGCGAACGCGCTATCGGGAAGGTCGTTGATCGTCGCGGAGCTCAACGCTGCGCGCTCCTCGAGGTCGTCGCCCACGGGCGGCGTCTCATGGGTGGTATCCATGCAGCCCTCCTCAGGGCGTAGATGTGTCGTCCGCGGCGTCCTGCGCCGCGTCCTGCTCCTGCCAGTTCGGGTCCAACTCCCACGAGTCGCAAACCCACTCACCATCGACGGGCCAGTTTCCATACCCCCAGCACACGCCCTCGTCGTACATGCGACAGGTCCCACACTCGTGCTCCGGCTGCTCGTCCTCGGTGCTCGTAGACTCCCGCAGGTTCGGCGGGGGAGACACCTCGGAGCGCTGCTCTGAGCGATCGACCTTCTTCGCAGCCTTCTTCGCGGCCTTCTTAGAGCCGTGCGCGTTCTCCTCCGCGATCTTCGGCGGCTCCGACATCACAAACAGGTGCGGGCAGGCCTGGACGTACGTCCCAGCCCGATCGATCCGGTTGTCGATGCCGCAGTACGCGTCCAGCTGCTTCAGGTAGTGCGCTCGGGCGATCCCGTCTGACTGCGAGTCGCTGTACTGGATCAGGTCATCGAACGAGACGTCGTAGTCGTTCAGGCGTTGGAGCAACTCGTCGCGCGGGGAGTCGTTGCCGGTAAGGACGTAGAACTTGTCACCGGCATCCCTCAGCACTTTTGAGAGGTAGGCGATGAGCTTCGGGGCGGTGGTGATGGTCTCGTCGAAGTCGCAGACGAATACCTTCGGTCCTTCGTCGTTCTTCTTGCGCTCCTCGCGGTCGCGGAAGCGGTGCGCCGGGAGCGTCACGAAGCCTTCTTCGCGGGAGCGGGCGGCGGTTTCTCGTCGGGCGCAGGCTTCGCCGCAGGCTTCGCGGGCGTCTGCGTCTGACTCGGAGCGACGTTCGACGCCAGGGGCATCATCACGTTCTGGCCCTGACCACCCGGCAGGGGGCCAAGCCCGAAGTAACGCGGCCTGATCTCATCCGCAAGCATCGTCTGCGACTGCCGCAGATTCATCACCAGCTCCGCGAGCGCTGCCGTGTTCGGACGCAACAACTGCGTGTCGTCGAACGCGACCTGCTGCCCATCGGGGAGCATCTTCCCGTACGCCTCCTCCAACGGGATCGTGTACCCCGCCAGCGTGTACTGCAAGAACCGCTCCGTCTCCTCCTCCGCCGTACCCGCCGGCATCGGCGTCTGACGCTCCAGGGCGTTCCCCAGCAATGAGGACGGGATACCGAACCACGACGCGAGCACGTTCCGCGCGTACTCCAGCGTCTGGAGGTACTGCGAGTCGTTCGGCGTCGAGATGACCTTGTCGGCCTTCAACCCCGAGTCCAACACCAGCGGCAGATGCGCGGACTGCAGCCCGGAGTGCTCGATCGCGAACTTCTGCGCGATCCGCTCCACCTCCGCCTGCCCCAGCTTCTGATCCGTGGACAACAGGAACGACGGGGACGCGCCCTGCGCGAACCACATCGACCCGAACTCATAAGCCGCCATCGCCAACGCCCCAGCGACACCCGCATACTCCACCGACGACAATGCTCTGTGCGCCTGCGGCATCGCCATGAACGGGATATGGATCACCCTGTCGGGGTCCAATAGCTTCCGGTTGACGCCCGACCCGTACAGGTACATCGGGTCGCCCACGTTCCGCGCCTTCTTCTCCGCGACATCCTGCTCGGTCGCGGACTTGACCTCCATGAACGCCGGATGCAGCACATCCAACGCCTCTGGGTACACGCGACTGTCCCACTCGAGCACGTACCAGAACGCCTCGCCGAACAACGCCATCGACATAATCGTGCGACGCCGCCCGTCGTACTGCATGAGTCGCCCGCCGAACGTGTCCGTCAGGATCGCCGGCTGCTTCGCGACAAACTTCCGATACGGGACGTTGTCGGGGGAGAGCGCCTCGGTGTAGCACCGCGGGTCGCCCATCTTCAAGATCGCGGTCGTGATGATCCTCAGGGCGGTGAAGATCACGTCGACCTGCAGCAGCGAGTGGGCGGTGACGATGACCCCGGCGCGCTGGTGGTGTCCCATCGCGCCAGGCGGTGGCACGGCCGAGGGGTCGACCATGTTGTATCCGGACGAGAACGTCTGGAGCCCGGAGCGTTCCTCGAGCGACTGGTTACCCCTGCGGGTCGCGACGATGTGACGAGTAGCCATTAGCCGATGACCTGTCGCCACAGCACGCGGCTGCGTTCGATCTCCACATGCCCGGACACCTCAACCGCAGGGTCCCTCTCGCCGTCAACGATCTTCGGCGCCCACACGACGAAATCGCTCCGAGTCCTTCCGGCCTCGACCCCTTCGATCGTGGGCCCCTCGTTGATGTAGTAGCGGACCTTCCGCTTGGTGCGTCCGAGCAAGGCGAGCCTCCGAAAATCAGGGCCTGAAGAGGCCGCGGTGCGCGGGCATCTGATCCAATGGAATGAAGTTCCGAGCGGTTTCAACGGGCGCGGGCTGCGGGACCGGAGTCGGCTGCTGATCCTGCTCAGCCTTCAGACGCTCGAGCGCCTCGCGTACTGAGTGGACCTCCGGCACGCCCTGGGTGCGAGCGCCCCAAAGAGCCAAAGTGACCGCGATCAACGGGGTGATCAGCGCCGGCGACCGTCGATCCCACTTCCACGCGTCCAAAAGCGGTTTCGTGCGCGCGCCAGCGACCGCCGTGTCCAGTTCCGGCTGCGGAGGCATGTAACGAAGCCTCTTCTCGATGACTGCCTGGAAGAATCCCCCGCACGCGTCCTTGACATCGCCAGCGGATGTTCGGATTGGCTGGACTCCGGCCTCGTCGAGATCCGTCAGTAGCAAGCCGAGGTCAGCGCGAGGATCGACCACCAAGCGAGAGCCGGGGTAGCGGTCAAGCCACTCCTTGCATTGCTCCACGACCCACTCAACGTTGCGGTGATGCTCCACAACCCCGATGTGAAACAGCCCATCGGGTCGTTCGCCGGCCGCCGCGAGGGTTGCCCATGCCTGACCAGGGTCAATATCGAGCGCGAAGATGACGCTACCGTCGATCCGGCTGCCCGGGTCCGCCAACTCCGCCCACGCTGCCGCGGAGATGACCCTGCCAGCGTCGGCGCTGAGGTCGTACCAGTCGCCGATGCCCATCCGCTCAACCGCGAACTCCTGCGTCGGCATCGACGCACGCTCGAGTTCGGTGTGCTCCCACGAAATTCGGATGCCGAGGCCAGGGTTTGCCTGCGCTCGAGCCTCCGGGTCCGCCGGATCGGCATCATCCTCCGAGCTCCACTCAAAATACGCGAGCGAATCGTCCCCGGCGATACCCCGGTCACGGATTCGTGACAACACCAGGCCGTGCTCATGCTTCTGCTGGTCAACCGCCGAGCCCGTATACCAGATCTGCGGTCCGGTGCGAGTCGAACTAGACCGAGCGGACATCGTCGGGACCAACGTGCCGATCACCGACTCTGAGAGGATCATCGCTTCGTCAAAGATCACGCAGTCGGCCGTGAACCCACGGCCACCACCCTTCGTGCGCGTCCGAAACCAGATCCGCTCGCCCGTCCTGAGCTCGATCGTCTCAACGCCCTTACCTCGCGACACTCGCGCGACGCGCCTCGACAGCGCCGGGGCACTTTCGATCCGATCAAGCAGCCGCCGAAACGCCTCGGCCGCGGTCGCCGCCTCATGCGCCGAATGGATAATCAGCGACTCGCCCAGCAAGAACAAGCCGGCGAGTTCGCGGGCCTCAAGCAGCGCGTTCTTACCATTCTGCCGCGCCACGACAAGGCCGCACTCAAACGCGGCCCATTTTCCATTCGCGCGCTCGCCCAACGAATGACGCAGGACGAGTTGCTGCCACTCATCCAAATACAGGCCAGCCATCGCGGCCAATTCGATCGCCTCATCACCAGCCGAGGCGACATAGTCGGGAACGCTGCTAAGCCGAGGCCTTTGAACTCCTTGCAATCCTATCGGCACGTTTAGCGGCGAGCTGGTCAAGCTGGTCAGCCTCCTCAGTCGCCGGCGCAAGATCTCGAAGCTCGCGGAGTGCGGCATGGAGCGCGTTCGCGCACATGCTCTTACTCGTCGCGGAGTTCGACGCCGAGTCCATCTCGCGCGCCAACGCCAACGCCGAAGCGGCGAGCGCCGACTCCGCTAGATCCTTCGGCAGCCGTTCAAGTTCGCTGAGCAGCGCCTCGTGGACGGTCATAGCCAGGACTCCGCCGCGGGCCGCGCGACACTTTGACGGCGTTTCGTGCGCCGAGTCGCCGTCGCCCGGTTGCAAGATGCGTGCTCCGGGCCGGTGTACTGTGATCGGTCGAAGTCGTCGTGCCCGAGGTCCCACTCAGATCCAGGAGCAATCCACGTTCCGCAGCGAGCACAGAAGACCTGGCCGGCGGCCACCTTGGCGGCCCACTGCTTACGCAGCTTCTGATGCTTTGGTCCGTATCCGCGCTCAGCGGTGGTTCCCATCTTCGCCCGCGAAGGCCACTTGCGGCGCCGCAGCCCTGCCCACTCCCGGCAAATTCCGCAGTAGTGATGGCGCTGGCTGAGCGCCGGATTGCCGCAGCGTCGACACTTACGGGGGGGGCGACGTGGAGTGGGTTTGCGACTACGGCGAGGACGCGAATCGCAGCATGCCTTGCAACGCGACGAATGACCCGAAGACTTGCTGCTATCGGCGTAAAACTCGGCCGCCGGTTTCACTTGCCCGCAGACCCAGCATCGGCTTAAAGCGAGTTGGGGGGGGACTGACGCGTGACGGCATGGCCCCTCCCTC